TGAATTAAAAAATTATCTTACCACACAAGAATTAAAAGATTCTTTCAAAAATGTATTATTAATGATTCAATCATTAGATAAGAATTATAATCATGATGAATTAATCAAGAATACAGAACGCTTCTTAAAAGAAAGAGCTGTATATAAGACTATGCTTGATGTTGCAGATAAATTGCAACAAGGAAAAGCAGATACTTCTTGGGTCTTAGATCAATTTGAAAAGACATGTAATATTAATTTGACAACAGATATTGGATTAGATCTTTATCATAATCCCGAAAAGTTAATTAAAGAATTAAATTCAGATGAACCCGTTATTCCATCAAAGTGGGAATGGTTAGATGAAAAATTAAATGGAGGATTCATGCAAAATGGTAGGGCATTGTATATTTTTGCTGGTCAAGCAAATGTCGGTAAGAGTATTGTATTAGGAAATGTAGCTAAAAATATTGCTGAGCAAGGCAAGACAGTATTGCTTGTTACATTGGAAATGTCCGAGATCATGTATGCAAAACGTATTGCATCATCAGCTACTAAGATACCTATTAGAACATTGCGAGAAGAGTCAGAATCATTGCAAAATGCTCTTGAAGAAATCAAAGAGAAAAATCCACGTGGTAGAATTTTGATTAAAGAATTTCCACCATCAACAATTACACCTAATCAATTATCATCATTCATTAAGACATTGAGAAATAAAGGCATCTTTGTTGATGCTGTAGTATTGGATTATTTGAATCTATTACATACTACATATGGAAATAATTCATATGAAAAGGTGAAACACTTATCAGAACAGACTAGGGCATTGTCGTATGTTTATAATTGTCCGTTTATTACTGCAACACAGTTAAACCGATCGGGATATGATGTCGCAGAACCAACTATGCAATCACTTTCAGAAAGTTATGGACTAGCTACAACAGGTGATTTTATTGCTTCTGTTTATCAATTAGAAGAAGATGCAGAACAAGGTGTTATGAGAGTAGCTATGATGAAAAATCGATTTGGTCCTAACTTCGGATCATCAGCATTTAGAATTGATTATTCAACATTGACTTTAAAAGAAGACCAAGAATTGGCTTCAATGGTAGATAGTACAGAATCCGCAAGAGATGTATTAGCTTCTTTAGCAGACTAGTTGAACAAAATTCCATTTTGACTATATATACTCATATTAATGAGTAAAGAAGTCATATGGACTAATTATGGATTAGATGGTGCAGGATGTTGTCTGCTTTTGAAATGGCTCAAAGGCAGTAACATTGAAATACAATATACTACACCAAGAAAATTCCGCGATGATTTCCTTAAATGGCAATTAGAAAATGGAATGACAAAATATTCCAAGATCTATATAACCTCTATAGATTTATCAAAATGCTTAGATGTCGCAGACAAGTCTAATTGTGTTATCATTGATACACATAAATCACATTGTGATAAAAAACATTTATACACAGATGCAAAAACAGCTATAGCTGAAACTAGTTCAACTACCAGATTGATTTTTAGATTATTTAAAAATGAATTAATCAAAAAACTAACACCCAAACAAATCAAATTAATTAGCTTGATTGATGATTATATTTCAGGTAAAAATAAATTTAAAGAATCAAATTTTTTAAATGCATTATATTGGGGTGTCAGTGCTGATCGTTTAATTCAATTCATCAAACAATTTGATAATGGATATAATGGATTCAATCAACAACAACAGAACGTAATTAATTTGCATTTTAAACGAATTGCAAAAACCGTATCGGAATTAGATATATTTCAAGGAATATTACCTGCTAAAGGAAAGAAATATAAAGTAGTATCTACATTTGCTGAAAATTATTTTCCAGAAATTTCAAATCATTTAATTGCTGTATACAATGTGGATATTGTAATGGTAGTCAATTTAGGACTCAAGACTGTTTATATGCAACAAAAAGTAACATCAGACGCACCATTACATCTGATTGCAGAAAAGTTAGTTGAAGGTGGTGGAACACAACGGTACGCAGGAGGTAATCTAACTTCAAAATTTATAGAATTTACTAAAACTTTACAAAAAATATGGTAGCTAATCTTGTAATCGAAAAGAGGGAAATAGAACATAATTTTTTATGTTTCTGTTCATTAATGTGTTTGATATCAGGCAAGAAATTAAATCTGCCTAATATTTTTTTATTACTCCTTAAGAATCCTACATACAAACAGATTCTTAAGAAAATGGTATCTATCGATACAGATTATGAATTATTCAAGTTGTTTATCGACTTCGATCCTTCTTTGAGCAAAAGCAAATATATAAGTAAGTTCTTGAATTCTAAAGAAGGTGCTACTATTATAGCTAATAATGTTAAGCGATTTTGAAGAAAGACTATATAACGAATACCTAAAAACCAGTCGCCAAGCTAAAAACCTACCATATAAGTTAAGAAAAAATTTCAATGATATTCCATCTGATGTATTGGTTTATCTTAAGAGAATATCTAACATACTGAGAAAATTTCCCAGTATACACATCAATGATTTTTTTAAGGCGCCATATGCTATCTATGGTGCTGAAGAATATTTCGATTTGAAATATTTTACATCACAAAAAGCAATTAAAGCATATACTCTCTATATTCAAAAAGAAGCTGATTTAGATCCGGATTCGGAGGATATGTTATTAAAAGTATTAGAGAGTTTAAAATTCTTAAAAGAATTTTTAACACAAAATAATATTTCATTAAATCAATATCTTGCGCACAAGACTAATGAAATGAAAAGCTTCATGCTGCATTGGAAAGAAAGAAAAATGCATCCTTATGTGTTGATCGAATTGCCAAATGCACTAAACTATATTAGACATGAAGATCAAGAATTATTGAAATTCATGTTTGGCGAGAATGTCTATGAAAATATACAATTGTATACGAATAGATATTTCTCATCGAAGAAATTAAAAGTATTAGTAAAACAAGGATTAAAAAAAATATAACGAAACCAATTAAAAATATTCAATATGTATACAGCATCAATGTTCCAGTCAATCAAGAATGCCTTAGCTAAAGAAGATACTGGTGGATCTTCATATAAAGACATTCTCAAGTTAGAAGTAGGTAAGACATACACCGTTCGTCTTCTTCCAAATACAAAATCACCCGCAGATACATTCTTTCATTATTACTTGAATGGATGGCAATCATTCGCAACAGGTCAATTCGTATCAGCCGTTTCATTACAATCATTTGGAGAACGTGATCCAATTCAAGAAGAACGTTATCGTATTCTTCGACTTGGCACAGATGTAGAAAAGAAGAAGGCTGAAAAAGTCAATCGTTCTGAGAAGTGGATGGTTAATGCTTATATTATTGATGATCCAACCAACCCTGAAAATAATGGTACTGTTAAGATTCTTCGATATGGCCGTCAGTTAGCTAAGATTATCGATGAAGCTATGGATGGTGAAGACGCTGCTGAGTTTGGTCCTCGTATCTTTGATCTGAGTAAAGGTGGATGTAATCTTAAGGTTAAGGTAGAGAAGCAAGGTGAATATCCATCTTATGTATCTTCACGATTCACATCACCAGTAGATCTTGGATTATCAGAAGCAAAGATTAATGAGTTGTATAATTCAGTTCATGATCTTAAGAAGATTGCAGGTGTTAAGACTGCTGATGAACTTCGTGAATTATGGGAAGAACATTTCCTATGCAAGAGCTCAGTGTCTTCAGCAGCTGCTCCTGTCGAATCAGTACAAGCTACAGTTCTAGCAGAACCAACTACCGTAACTAAATCATCAGCACCAGCATCTTCAGACGATGATGACATTCTTGATGATGCAACTGTACAAGAACTTTTGAAAGGATTAGACTAATATGGATGAAGATGTACAAGGAATGTTACAACAATTCATAGGACAAACCTATGGAGAGTTAGCAAAGCTTGATAAAAACATTGTAGGGCGCACTCAACACCTGCGCCCGCAGAGTCAAGAGTTTAAAGCAGTTGCAACCAATATTTTAACAAATATTCCAAACAACGGGCAATTAACTCAGACTGAAACACCATTAATTCAACCTCAAAATATTCAACCTCGAGTACAGATTCAACCAAAATTACCCACTGATCAACTAGAATTTGATTTTGATGACTCTGCTACCGCTAAAAATATTTTTGGTTCATTGAAGCGCATCGAGGATAAGTTAAGTAGTATCAGTAATAGGTTGCAAAAGCTAGAAGCTTAATACAATTAATACATGAAATTATCTTTTAAGAATAAGAATAGTTTTTGTAATAATTTCCTATCTCCAATTTCAAGGCTGTCAGATTTAGCTATCCTGACAGCTAAGAATAATGAAATCATTTCATTAAACAAAACAGCAGATAATAATAG